GTGTTACTGTATTTAGAAGTCTAGGCGAGATGACACAATACAAATCGGATGCTGTACAGATACACGTTCAAAAAGTAAAGCGCAAAGAAAATGGTCAACAAGGCAGTTTTACAGTTGCTCCAGATTTCAAGTCTGGGGGTATTTATAAGCCTATAGATGAGAAAAAACAAAGATTTACAGTAGTTAAAGATCAAATACCTTTTTAGTTATGGCAGATATCAAAATAACAAACGAAGATAATATGGAATTAATGGCAAGGTATGAGGATAATCACTTTGACTTAGCTATTGTAGACCCTCCTTATGGTATAGGAATTAAAAGTTGTGTAGTTGAAAAACAACAAATAAGAAAAAAGAAACGAAAAATTAACACAAATAAACAAATAAGAAAAAAGAATAAACTTAAAGAATGGGATAAATCAATCCCATCAAAAAAATATTTTGAAGAACTTCAAAGGGTTTCAAAAAATCAAATCATTTGGGGTGGAAATTATTTCACAAAATATTTAAAGCCAACAAAATCTTGGGTATTTTGGTATAAAGGGCAACAAGGCTTAACAATGTCAGATGGAGAACTGGCGTGGTCAAGTCATAAAAAAGTTACACGAATGGTAGAATTTCATAGATGTAATATATGGAATGAAAATCCAATACACCCAACGCAAAAGCCTGTAAAACTATATGAGTGGTTACTTATGAACTACGCTAAAGAAAGAAATAATATACTTGATACTCATTTAGGTTCAGGAAGTATTGCTTTGGCTTGTCATAATTTAGGATTTGATTTAACAGCGTGTGAATTAGACAAAGATTATTTTGATGCAGCTATAAAAAGACTAGATGATCATCGATCACAATTAAGAATGTTTTAAAATGCCAAAAAAACAACAATATAAACAGCCAGTAGTTAATACAGAGGAAAAGCATTACAGGGCTTTTAAGTGGTGTGATGACAATGGAGTAAGAATATATCCAAAGCCCAGGAATGGAAAGTTTATTTTAGTCTATGTAGTCAATGACCAGGCGCATACTACTAACAAACTACACGATCCTAAAGACTATCAACAAGCTGTCTGGGATTTTTACGTATTTTTGTATAATAAATTAAACAATGACTGAAATTCAAATTTATCCTTTGATGGGAATAGTTTTCGGAGTTGAGTATTTAAACTCATTCGAGGATAATACAATGAAAAGCATTGATATATATCTTTTTATTATTGGAGTCAGTTTTAGATGGGGATAAAAAATATGGCATACGATACTAAAGAACTTGAGAAAAAATCACTGGCTGCAATAAGTAAGCATAAACTAATGTTTATGGAGCATATAGTGGCGTTTTTGCCTTGTTCTAAGGAGACTTTTTACAATCATAAGCTACACGAATCTGACGCCATAAAAAAGGCAGTAGAGGAAATGAGAGTATCTAAAAAAACTAAGATGCTTTCTAACTGGATTGATTCAGAAACTCCTAGCCTACAAATAGCAGCTATGAAAATGATATCTGAAGAACACGAGGCTCATAGATTGAATGGGACCAGACAAGAAATAAAACAAACAGGGGGATTAACATCTAGGGTTATTGAGTGGATCCCAGCGGATCGCAAAGATGATACAGAAAATAAATAGACAATTTTACGATTTAAAAAATTCTAATGCTAGGCTCAGAGTTCACCAGGGCGGAACTAGAAGCGGCAAAACGTATGCAATATGCCAGTATCTTATATGGCTACTTACCTCATCTAAAGAGCCTTTAGTAATATCAATAGTAAGAAAAACACTACCAGCACTCAAAGGATCTGTACAAAGGGACTTTCTGGAGATTGCTGAGTCTGTAGGTATGTTTGAGGATGGCGCTGTACTAAACAAAGTCGAGGGACATTTTACCTATAGTAATCATTTAGTAGAGTTCCTGTCAGTAGATGCGCCGCAGAAAATCAGAGGTCGTAAAAGAAACATAGCATTTTTAAACGAGGCTAATGAATTAGACCAGGAGGATTTTCGCCAAATTAATATGAGATGTACTGATTATATTATCCTGGATTTTAACCCTAGTGATCCTGTGCACTGGATATATGATGAAATAATTCCTAGAGATGACTGCGACACCTGGATAACAACGTACCAGGATAATAAATTCCTATCCTCAGATCTAGTATTTGAGATAGAGCGAATGAAAGAGCGTGATCCAGATTACTGGAGAGTTTTTGGAGAGGGTCAAAAGGCAGTATTCTCAGCACGCCAGATATTTAGTAACTGGACATTTATACCTTATAGCGACTTTCCAGAGTTTGATAGGGATACTGAGGGCGTGATAGGACTCGATTTTGGCTACACAAATGATCCTACAGCGGCATCGTATATAGTACGCAAAGGAGACACCATTTACATTCACGAGCTAATTTATAAGACAGGACTTACAAACAGCGACATAGTAGAGGAGCTTAAAAGATTAGGATATGATCAAACACTTACTTTCTACGATGCTGCCGAGCCTAAGTCTGGTGAGGAAATGAAACGCCTGGGAATGTACGTTAAACCAGCTGTAAAAGGTACAGGATCAATTAACGCTGGAATATCACTGCTAAAGGAATTTAACATAGTAGTAAGCCAGGAATCAAAAAACATAATAAAAGAATATCACAATTACTACTGGACAGAATTAAAGGATGGCACTATAATAAATAAGCCAATGGATCGCTTTAATCACCAGATGGACTGCATTAGATATGGCGTTTATTCGCAATATGGTAAACGAACCAATTTCTTTGTAATATAATTACTATTTTTGTATAATTAAAAATTTTCGTATTGGATGGCTAGTTTCTTAGATAGATTCAAAAACATTGTTTCTAAAAGCGCACAAAAAACTCATATAGATTTCAACAAAGCAATCTATAATTATTTAGGTGATACTCTGGTATGGAATCCAGAGAACGATGATACTTACATCGACAAGGGCTATCGATACAACGCCACAATCTATTCTATTATAAATTTGATTACTAAGTCAGCGACAAACATTCCTTTCCAGGTCTATGAGGTGCAAAAATCAAATGATCTAAAAAGATACAAGGCGCTCACCTCTGGAGACTTTAACTCAAACACTATTCTACAAGCTAAGATGCTACAGAAAAAGGCACTAGTAGAGCTAGAGGATACTGAGCTGCATCAATTACTAGATAGACCAAACCCAGCACAAGGATATAATGCCTGGATTCAAGAGATCATAGCCTTTGGAAAACTTACAGGAAACCGATACATCTATGGTATTGGACCAGATACAGGAGCTGGAGTTGGAAGATTTAAAGAACTTTATGTATTGCCATCTCAAAAAGTAGAGATTAACTCTGGCGGTATTATGGAGCCAGTAAAAGAATATACGCTATCCTACAATGGAACCTATAGAATTGCAGCTGATGAGGTTTGCCATATAAAAGATACAAACCTTTATTACGATGGGACAGGATCGCATTTATATGGAATGTCACCTCTAAAGGCTGGACTTAGGGTAATGGATGCTAACAACCAGGCAATCACTACTGGCGTTAAGTATTTACAAAATCAAACAGCGAGAGGAATCTTAATGTCTGAGGAGGGTGATTTAAACGAGGTCCAGGCTAAACAGTTAAAAGATAAATTCCGTCAACAATACCAAGGCAGCGATAACGCTGGGGATGTAATCATTACTCCTAAGAAACTTTCGTGGGTAAATTTTGGACTTAATGCCTCTGACTTATCTTTAATAGAACAATATAACGGCACTATAAAAGATCTATGTAATATTTACAATGTACCAGTACAGCTGCTAAATAATACTGAAAGCACTACTTACAACAATATGAAAGAGGCTAAAAAGGCACTCTATCAAAATGCTGTAATTCCAGAGCTTAATAAGATTAGAGATGAGCTGAATAGATGGCTCGCTCCACAATATGGCGATAAGATTTATATAGACTTTGACTACTCAGCTATCCCAGAACTCCAGGAGGAAATGGATAAGGTAGTTGGACAGATGAGCCAAGCCTGGTGGATCACGCCAAACGAGAAGAGAGCCGCTATGTCTTATGGTTTAGATGAGGAAAATGATAAGCTAAATGACTACTATGTCCCAGC